TCATCTTATTCAAATCAATTCTAAAGAATATTTCACTACCGTCATCTGTACTCCCCTCCAAAAATGATTTAACCGCTTTATTACCTGCTGTATCTATAAACACAAGACGATCAGAATCAAGCTCACTTACAAAAGTGGTAAATTCACTTGCTTTAACATTAGTATGAATAAACCAATTCTCTTGAGTTAAGCTATATTCAAGGCAAACATCTCTAAGTGTTTTTTCGATTGATCCATCGGGATAATATAATGTTACATCACCTAATGTGAAGAACACACTTCTACCCTTTTTTCCTGCAGCACAAGCTTCCTTACCTGCTTTTGTTGCGCCATTAATATATCTCTCAACTTTATTAGAAATAAGTTTAGGTATACCACCGGATGTACTATATATGCCTGTATAATGTAAAAAATAAAGACTTCCAAGTAATTTTACATTACCCTTTTTTGAAACGTTACCAATACCAAGATCAAAGTTCTCAAGGGTATAATCATTCCAACTTGAAAGACTATTTTTGTTAGCAATCATCATAACATTACCGATGTTCTCCATCATTGTAATACCATCGTTATCACCCCCACTTAATTTAAATGTATCGTATTGCTTTACATCTCTTCCTGTGATTGAACCGTTGTTAACCCATCGGAATTTCTTCGGTCCTGTGTATGTTCCACTCACCCATATCTCATCTGAGGCAAGGAATGTCGTAAATGAACCTGAGAATGTGTATGTACAAGTTACTGTTGTGTCTTGAATACTAACAAGTGAAATATCAGCAACCTTATTTGGTCCTCTATAGACTTCATATTCTTTAGCACCAGTTGCTGTGTATAAATACTTTGTATCTGTTACACTTAATGTTATTGTACCAGACGGTGTTAAATTATCTGCACTTATTAAGGATATAATTCCTAGTGGGAAAGACGATCGGAGTACAGTTGTTGGATATACAGTTTGGTTTGTACTTATTGTAAATGTTGCATTAGTGCCACCACCAGAAACAGTTATTGTTTCATTTTCCTTGTATCCAGATCCAGCCGCATTAATAGCGATTACAGTCACAACACCAGTAGAGGTTGTTATGTTTACAGTAAGCCCTGTTCCTGATCCTCCAGTTGTAGCAACTGCAGTTCCATTAGAATACCCTGTTCCACCAGAGATAATAGTGGCACCATTAACTGTTCCTTTTTCTTGTTTAAAATTAGCAAGATATAATCTATTTTTATAATAGTTTATAAATTGAGCTTTTGGTGAGTTATAAAGATGTCCCGCTGCATCAGCAGAATCATAAACAGTAGTCCCGTCATCTCCACTTATGTAACGATTATAATCAGCGTAATTCGAAATATAATAATTCTCTTCTGCTTGTGTTCCGTCCATAACACCAGCGAGAATATCTGCACCTTTTCCTGTGAGTGGTGTCCATGCATTTACTGTTGTTATTGTGAATGTTGCATTTGCTCCACCAGTTGAAACAGTTAATGTTTCCCCGTTAGCATATCCAGTTCCTCCAGCGTTTACTGATATTGCTGATATAACCCCTCCAGATGCTGTTATATCGACCGTACAGCCACTTCCAGAGCCTCCAGTAGTGGCAACCGCAGTCCCGGTTGTATAACCCGTTCCACCGCCTTTTAAAGTGACCGCTGTGACAACTCCAGCTTCACTTAAATAAAATAATATTGCTTTATTTGCAGTAGCTGCTTCACTCAAACGGTAGAGTCCCTGATTTGTTGCGATATCAGGGTTAAAGTAAAAAATACCATAATTATTATTTGTTGCGAAGGCCGTTCCACCTACCGCCTCTCCTACAACTATCTGTCCTCCTCTTTTTTCAATAGAACCTATGTTTACAGATCTTGCGTTTTCAGAAGCATATAGTTCTGTTTTTTTTGCAACATTAAAACTCACAAGCGAGTTCACGCCTTCAAAATACTCAACATTTATTCTTTTTTCATTTGAACCAATTTCTGTTGCCATATTATACTTGAATTATTACACGTTAGCCTCAGGAGCAATACCACACCAGTCAAGGGCAGCGTCTCTATCAACAGAAGCAACAACCATATCATTTAAATTTTGAATGAACATTTTATAGTCATTCATGTAATTAGGATTTCCAAACTTACGTCCAGCTCTATACATCATAAAATCCTTAACAACATAACACCCATTATCAGGTAGATCAATAACATCAGAGTTAGATGTAACTCTATCTGTTTTTGTTAAATACATATAGTGGTATGTAGGTGAATTTTGTGGTGTAGGTAATATGCCAATATATTTACCTCTTATGTAATATCTTGGTGCACTACCCGTGTAGGTGAATGCTTCTCTTAATGAGATGTAATCAATAGGATACTTTCCTTGATTATTTAAAGCAGTTGGATCAGATGTTTCAAGGCCACCAGTAATAGATACTAGTTGATAGAAATCATCAGGTAGTAGGTATTCACTTGTTCCAGAAACAATAGAGAGAGTAGAGAGCGCAGATGCAGAGTATTCTCTATTTGAAAGATTTAATTTGTTTCTCATTAAAGAGAAACCTTCGTTTAACCACGAAAGAGCATCGTCACGTGTGACTAGCTTTAATTCTTTGTTGTTAAGTAAACTAAAGAAGTCATTAAGAATATCTTCTACTGTATCTCTTTCAAACCCAGCATACGGAAGACTATTAGATTCATTAGAAACAGCAGTTGAGGTAGAATTATAAAATACAAACCATCCATACCCAGCTACGTGAGTAGAATCATCATATGTTGTGAACCAGTTACCAGGTTGTATATCAACAGTAGCAAGTAATGTACCCGTACTAAATGTTTCCGTAACTGTGTAATAAAACTTAACTTGGTTATACGGAATAACACTTACCCTTGAACTTTCTGAGTGTGAAAACTTTGTTGAGGTCGTAAAAGTAAGCAAGCCCGTACTAGAGTTAACTGTTGAAATCTTAAGTATTTCAGCTTCATCAGCACCAACATTTCCTATTAAAACATATGCATCAGTTGCAAAAGCAGGATCTGTTGCATTTGTAATGGTTAAACTAGAAACACCTGATATATAATTGGACACCAAGTAAGAATACTTAGCAGATTGGAGTAATATTCGATTGTCAGCCTGTAATGTGGTGATAGCCATAATGGTTTTATTATAACATAAATCTATTCTATCTCGACATTTTACCAGTTTTTGTGCTCATTCTTGATATAGAGCCCATCTTCTGGTTGTTTCTATTTATTGAACCACTCTTAGAGGATATTTGATTAGAAGATCCACCTATAGACCTTTTACTCATTGATCCATTAGGTCTTTTTCGGAAGACCCCAAATGGTATATAAAGGAAATCTATAAGGTTGGATAATCGTAGTGTTTCAGAAATGGTTCGGAAATACATTTTTACAGTAGAAAGTATATCACTTAATTGTATTTCTTCTGTGAAAATAGGAGAGAGACTTTTTATAACAGAAAGAACATTACTCAATCTAAGTGTTTCAGATATTGTTCTACTTGTGTTTTTTGTAACACTTGCAGTTAATCTTAAATTCTCTGTAATCATTAAATTAAGAACACTTATACTTGTAAATACCCCTGTTAAGTTGAGTGTCTCTGAAATAACCCTAGAAAATGATCGTATTGTTGTGTCAGTAAGAGATATTGATTCAGTTAAAATTCTTGCAGTTATAGAACGTAATACATCTGCTGTTAGTATTAAGTTTTCCGTAAGTACTCTTGATGAACTTTTTATTATTGTACCTGTCAATGAAAGATCATTTAATATTGTCTTTGATAGACTTTTTATGAGTGTTCCCGTTAGATTTAAGTCTTCTGTGCATGTTTGGGTGTAAAGAGAAGTTGCTGGGTTTAATCCTATTGCGATAAAATCCCACTCATTTCCAGTAGTATTGATTGTTAAGGTTGAAGAAGTTGGGGTAACAACAACATCTGTTGTACTAACAATAGCAGAAATATCCTGACTATTTGTTTTAATCAAGGTTGTTGTATTTGAACCATTACTAGAATAATCTCTTACAAAATAAAAACCAACAACATATGCGTTATTAACCGTTGTAGTGACTGAAACAGAGGCAGTAGAAGAAGTAGCCCCAGCTGTTGTAGTACCAGTATAAGGTGTAGTTTGATCAACATTATTAGCAGACACAGCACCGCCGTTTACGTTAGCACTATTAGAAACAGCAATTGTGTTTGTTCCAGTTGCTGGGTTTACTAATCCCCAAAAAGTTAGATATCTAGCAGAGAGTGTATTTGTCATCGTTGACCCTATTTGGGTCATTGAAACACCACCATAAGTAACACTAACAGCACCGTTGGATGTTTCATTTAAAGCTACAAGTAGGTAATCTCCATTATTATTATGAGACCAACTTGTTGTCCCCTGTGATCCGTTTCCTGATGTGTTACCAAACTCTATTACCTGGAATGGATATTGAATACCGTTCCCAGCTCTATATAAAACCCTAACTTGGTATGCTGTTAATGCGTCATTCCAAACACCAACTTCATCAACAAGGCCAGAGAAATAACTACTCCCATCATCTCTTCCAATATTAAAAAATCCAGTAGAAGAAGATCCATTCCCACTACATGCAACAGTATCAACGAGTGTTCCATTAATATATGCTTTTAGATTTGTATTATCGTACGTTAAAACAAGATGGTGATAATTACTCGTACCTAAATCATAAGCATAATCAGACCCTTGGTTTGAAGTACCAACCCTGTCACGTCTAAAACGAACAGATTTTGTACCTCCATTATCACGATATTCTAATTTATATTGAACATCAGAAGAAGAACCACCCTGTGAAAGGATGGTATGAATAGCATTTGATGGAGCTGTAGTAACTTTAACCCAACAAGACATAGATATAGCACCTCCATCTATTCCAAGGTTGTTGTTTGTTGAAAGATACTTTGTAGAGTTTGATGCTCCAAAATCTGCTCCGTTATTTATTTTTGCAGAAGCATACGCTACTGTATTATTATTAGTTAGATTGTAACCACCAACAGTGTCAGTAGCATTTCCACTAGATTCATCTAACTTATAGTATGCAATTATATTATCTAGTAGCATAATTTAATTTTATTTACACAAAATATTAAAACATACTAGGTTATTGATTATATACATTAAACTATTTAAATCTAGTATTTTCCCCAATTTCGACATGTACTTTTTTATGGCAAGACCTACATAATGTTAAACCATTAGAAACATCAAATCTTAAATCAGGATATTCATTAAAGCTTTTTATGTGGTGAGCAACTGGACTTTTTTGTTTTATGTTACACATCCTACATGTCCAATAATCCCTTTTATATACACTTTTCCTCCAAATATTATATTCTTTTGATTTTCTGATTAAGTGATTTTTTTCAGTTTTTCCACCTTTCCAATTCCAGTGGTTTTCACCTGAAAGTTTTTTTATGTGATCATCACTTTTTTGTTTACCTTTATTCCCTTTTGATATATTTTCCCTATGACTCTCTGTGAACTTTTTACCCATCCATGGTTTTGTAATATAACCTACATGTCCCTTTTTAAATAAACCGTATTTTATTGGATTAAGACTTCTATTCTTCTTACTACATTCAACAGAGCATGTTACTATTTTATTTAACCTTGATTTTGATATATGTATTTCTTTGTTACAATTCTTACATAAAACAATTATTTTATTTTTATTGTTAAAACAAGATCTTGAACAGAATCTTATTTGTGTCCATTCATAGTTTTTATAATTACAACTTTTTAACAGAACATCACATCCTTCACATTTTTTTATTTCCATTTACTAATTATAGCATAAGGGTGTATCTTCCACCTAACTTGAACATTGAACTCGCCAAGAAATTTGTAATGAGTCGCCATTCACAACGTTTATAGCAGAGAACACTTGACGACAAAGCAAAACACCAGATGAGGCTGCGTTAAGTACCCCTGATTCTGTCACCGCTTTTGTACCAGTCACAGTGAATGTATTAACAAGCTGAGCCGTATCATTTGTTTGTGTAGTTGTTACACGTGAAGCAGTTGCATTAGCACGAGACAAACCAGAATCAGCTATTTCAGTTTCGAGTGTTGTATCTGCAACGTTAGCTGCTGTCGTACCCGTCCCAGTAGCGATATATGTAAACGCAGCTTCTGATCCAGCACCATTTAAGCGTGAGGCAGCACCAGCAAAACCAGCGTTTGTTATAAGATTTGAAATAACAGATTTATCAGACCAACGGCCTAGAATATATGGAATCTTCTTAAAATGAGGAGAAACAATCCCATGTTTTATTAAGAATGTAAATAGTTTATTCTGTTGAAAAACAGGTTTTATTTTACCATCTTTATCACGAAGAACATACTCAACGTTTTCTCTTACGCGATTTCTCGACTTATTATTTACCTTTTTCTCAACTTTCTTCTTTGTGTTTTTCATAATAATACTATTATATAATAATTGAATCCTTAAGATCAGAAATGACCTTATCTGCATTCTTTTGAGTTTCTTCAAAATCAGCATTTTCTATACTTCTCTGCTCGTCACTCATTCTTACATCAAGATATTTCTTAAGCTCAGCCTCTATCTCTTCTGTAGTCTGGTCCATGCCAAACTCAAGAGAAAGACTTTCAAGAACAGAATCATCTTCATCTAAAAGATTAAATTTAACATTAAGGAAATCCCTCCCTTCTGCTACATAACGATCCTTTATTGTGCTGGTAATTTTTATTTTCTTTATCATATATTATGCTCTTTTTTTGAGTTTTTTAAGTTTCTTTAGTAAATTAGATGGTGTCTCAACTCCAGCCTTGCTTACATTTTCAATAATTGAAATAAATTCAGTTATTGCAATAAAACCGAGCATGAGATCTGCAAAGAGTTGACCCTGATCTATGACAAACCTATCAGTGATAGTTGCAGCTGATACAAGTATACCATAGACAACCATTTTAAGGATTGTTCTACTGCATTTTGCACTTGTTATCTTTTCATTGTTCTTAAGTACAGCAATTAATGCGGTAATAAAGTCAAAAGTTATAAGCGCAGCAACTGCAAGGTATAACTCTGTCTTGAGTGGGTTAAACAAAAATGCGTACACTGAAAGTAATCCTGAAAAAAACAGTTTTAATTTCATGTTAGACAATGTTACTGTCCCTACTGATATTAAATTTTCCAAAGTAAGAGCCTTCATATCTAAAACTGTTTTACTGTTTTTCTACTACTTCTAATTTTTCTGCTTCTAATTTCAACACCAAAAAATTTTCCTTTCTCTGTGAAATCTCTGCTTCTTGAATTGCAATAAACTCAAGTTCTCTGTTTATTTTTTTAAGATCAAAAACTTCTTCTTTTGATTTTGAAGGTGTTATTGTTGTAACTTTGATTTCTGTGTCGCTATGTTTTGTGATTTGTTCGCTCATATATTTATTATTAATTTATAATTAGTTTAATTTAACCCAACCGCCATCATATCCCCACCATCCTGTTGATGTGATAGTTGAACCATCACCATCATTACAATAAATAAGAAGTCCGTTTGCTGGTGATGAGATTGCTTCTGCTTCTGAACCTCTCATTTGTGGAGGTAGAAATCCTTTTGTCGTTGAGTTCATATGAAGCAATGCACTTGCATTTGGATTTGTTGCTGCTGGATTTGAACCAATACCCATTATCATTCCTGATGTTGTACCATCTGTGTATAGGAATGCTCCTGAATAGAGATGTACTCTATCACCTCCGAATGTTGCTCCAAAACCTGCCACTTGGAATGAACCAGTATTTTCTGACATGAAACCGTATTTTGCAAGCACCCCCTCTGGTGTATTGATATCAGAGCGAATAGTGAGCATATTGTCGCCTGTGGTGTTTGTGACTTTTAGAAGGTAATCATTGAGTGTTTGTCCTGTAATGTGTAGATACGCTGTTGGGTTTGTGTTTCTTATACCAACATATTTATCTGTTTTAATGAAGATACTATCAGTTGCCCCATTGATACCAAAGGCGAGTGGTGTTGCTCCTGATGAAGATGAGAAATATGCAGTTGTACCAGAAGTTCCAGCAACAAATCCATTCGTAGCAGAATCAAGGAAATATGCGATTTCACCTGCTCCTCCAGTTGTTCTCACATCAAGTCGTACTGCTGGAGTTGCTGTTCCAATTCCGAGTCTATTATTTGTATTATCCCAAAAAAGATTTGAGTTGTCTTGTTCTACTGCTCCACCTGTGCCAAGGAAAAGAATTGACCCAGCCGTTAATCCAGGTAGAGATAACCCTGCTAAACTTAATATATTTGTTGAATCATTATAATTAAAGTTTGCATTATCTTGATTTATAAACCCAGTCGAGTCAACAAACAAAACAGAACCAGAAGTTCCTCCAGTTACCGTTGTTGTTCCTATTGTGATTCCACCAGATGTTACTGGAGAAGCTTGTGGTTTATCTTGATAGAGAGGCATATATTATATGTAGTTTTGTGCTTCAACTTCAATATAGTTTATATCCATATTGTCTGCGTTTGCGTTATGAGCATATGTACTCAAAGCAACCTTAGGAACAGAAGCGTCATTAATAAAAGCAACTCTATATCCACCTACATAGAATTCAGCTGAAAAACCGTTGAATACGATTCTAAAATCTGTAAATGTATTTGTCCATGCACTTTGCCATGTAACAACTTCGTTTTTTGTAACACCGTTGAACACACATTCACATGAAAACACAGCATCTACAATCTTGAAAACAGCATATGCATTCGCATTTATCTGAAAAAATCCAAATGTTCTAACATCACCAGATGTTGGTGCTGCTGGAACCTTAACTTTCATTGTCTGATCTGCTCGATATAGATCTGCATAACCTATGATCTTTGCTGCATTAAGACGAATAGCCCCACCAGATACGGTAGGACTACCAGAAACAGTCTTGAACAGGTTAGTGTCATAGCCTTGTCTAGTAGGATCGTAATAGAATTTAACTCTCGAATTTGTAATTGTTGACATAATTTTTTATTACTCCCCTATAGACTAATTAGGCAGCGGGAGTCTACTGTTCTTCCTTCGTATCTTCTATTTTAACATTAGTCTCCTCTTTTGAGGCCCTTTTGTTTTTAATAGGTGATACATCTTTAGTTTTTACTTCAGATTTTTCTTCTGTTGCATCTTCTTCTATTTTAGAATTCTGATGTTCAGAGATTAAACCTTTCATTGCTTCTTCAAGCATTGATGGCAACATCTTTTTAGCCATTTCCATAGCCTCATCCTGTAAAGCCTTTCTTATTTCTGGGCTAAGTTTCACTGGGTTTTTATTACCCATTGATTTTTCAACGTGACCATAATTTATTTCTTGGATAACGTGAGCAGGCTCAGATTCGTTTCTCAAGTACATAAATGGATCAGCTTCTGAATCTTCAACTGAAATATAGTCTACATTATAAGCTGGATGTTTTTTAAGCATATCAATGATAGCTTCATCCTTTACTTCCAAAATTCCATATTGAAATTTTGCTGAAACACCACTTACTGGTGCTGTTCCTGTTAAATGATTACCTGGAAAACTTGGTTTCAAGATAACCGTAAGATTTTGTTGTTTTGATACGAAACGCATATATTTTATTCATAATTAATTTTAATAATGTTCCAACCCTATCAGAGTGCCCAGATTTCTCTAGGAACTCTGTAAGGTAAGAACTGAGTATTACTACTCAATAACACCTACAACACGAACGAAGTTACCAGCAGCATCTGCAAGAGTAGCAGCATCCTTAACGAGAACGATAAATTCGTCTTCGTTTGCACCAGTAATTTTACCTACACCTGAAGCGAAAGTAAGAGTTGTTTCTGTTGTGTCAACAGAAAGAGCACCGAAGACTTGAGTCTCAACAGTACCACGTCTTTGCCAGATCTGGAAACTGTTAGCAGCTGCTGTACCCATGTTTACTGAGTAAACAACTTGCTGGAGATGAACTCTGTGACCATTTGGAGTGTCAAAGTTTCTGTGAGCAGAAAGTGAAACTGCAATTTGGAGAGAAGCAGAAGTATCCTGCTTAACATCCCAAATAACAATTCCATTAGCATCAGTTCCAGATGTGATTGCACCGTCTACAAGAGTAGATGCTGAAGCGAGTGAACGAAGAGCATCAAGAACTTTTGCTTCGAAGATACCATCAGCGTTGATTGCATCTGCAAGAGTTCCAATTGTAGTGTATGTTGCGAAAGCGTAAGTATCTGTACCGCCATCTGATGTTACCATCACGATGTTTGTAGCAGTAGTAACAGTAACAGAAGTTACTGAACCTGTACTTACCTTTCTAAGTCTGATTGCTACAGGAGCATCTGTTCCAGCCTGGAGTGTTGTCCCAGCGGCAAGAACTGCTCGTGTATTTAATGAATCTAATGAAGCCATAATGTTTTAATTTTAACTTGACTAATAACCCCTAGTCTTAATGGGGATGGAGGTCGGTGGGAGATAATTTCTTATCTCCCCCTCCATACCCTCTTGATTTTAAATCCCAAGAGAATGTAGGATTTTAGAGGCTAGGCAGTAACCCCCTTGATCAATGAATGCTTAGAAGCTTGTGCTCTTTGGAGACCTACTTCTGAGATGTATTGATCAATCTGACCGTCAGCGTCTGGGCTTTGTATGTTTGTTTCAAGCTTTGTATCGCGGTTGTTCATGAAACGGTAAGCGAAGCAATCCATATCCATCAAGAATGCATAACCTGCGTAATCTTCAACGAACAATGGGTTGTGAACAATGTTTATAGAACCGAATGCTGTAACCCACTTGTTGATTTTCATACCATAAGTTGATTCAACTGGTTGCATAAGTATTTGACCACGTGCAATTTCGTTAATAGCTTGAAGAACTACACCACCAGTGAAAAGCATCTTTGTGTCATCACCGTAAGTGAAACCTTCACGTAGGAAAGTGTTAAAATCAGTAGCTGTCAAAGGACCTCCTTGGTTTTGAACGTAAGAATTACCTTGTTCAATAAATTCAAGAACTCCACCAGTTGCTCTGCGAGGGTGTCCTTGTGTTCCACCTGTATCAGAGGCTTTTTGACCCCACCAGAATGCTCTTTCGATATCAAGGGCATGTTCTGTCCCTTTCTTAGCTCTTTGGTAAGGAAGATCTTTTCCACCGTAAAGATTTGCTTCTTTTTCAGTGTTTGAAACAGCGATTGTTGTCTTAAAGATCTGTGTGTAGTTTGTAACTGGAGTTGATTGTGTAGCGTTTACATTACGAGCACCTGAGTTTTCCTCATTAGCATTACCGATAATGTAAAGACCATCACCAACAGCTGGAGTTGCAGCCGCAGTAGAACCAAAAGCACGTCCACCTGATGCAACTGTAATAGTTGTAGATGAGCCGATTGTAGCAACAATCATGTTTTCGTTTGTTCTTGCGTTTTTAATAACATCACCAACAGTGAAAATGTAAGCAGAAGATGAACCAGCACCTGTAACACCGAGTGTCAAAGCACCAGTTGTACCTGTAACAGCAGAAATACGTGAGTATCTACCACCGTAGAAATCTTCAAACCACTTAAATTCAGGATTTCCTGTAGGCTTCTTAAGAATACCTGCTCCTTTCCAAGCTTTTCCATCGTAAACCTTTCCTACGTTTGTAAGAAGAGTTACGAGAGGGTGCTTATTAGGTTCAAGAAGGAAAATCTTATCTTGTGCATCAACGATCATTCTTCCTTCAGCAACTGAAGTAGCTGTATCTCGTGCACCATTTCCTGATGTGTTTGTAACCGGACCCTGTGTGTGGGTTGGTTCGTTGTAATATGGGTAAACGTTAGGCATATATAATTATTTTTAAATTTTAAACTTTTAAGGGACTTTTTTTGTCTTAGAAGTGATTAGCGCTTGCCTTACTCGCGATAAGCGAATCAACAACTCTTTCAGCTTCCCCACCAGAGTAAGTCACTCTGCTGTTCCCTCCTCCAGCATTTAAAATCAAGTTCTTTTCGTACTCAGCTTGATCTATAGCCGCTCGGTCTCTTGCTTCTTTCTCAGAAAGTTCACCTTTGACTGCATAGTATGCAACTCGAATGTCAGTGACATCGTGTTCTTCTAGCCATTGGTTTACATCTTCAGCGTATTTAGCAAAATCAGGTGTATTTGTTATGAAATCTGAAACATTTGTTTCGAAACTTCTTAATTCTTCGTCTTCCTTTATCTTTTTCATAAATTCTCCACGAATTTCAGAAACTTTTTCATCAACAAGCTTTGCAATATCATCAGCAGAAGTTTTGTCATACTTTTTCTCACCAAGTTCTTTTTGAACTGAAGTGTGAGCTTCTGTAATAACCTTAGCTTCGCCAATAGTGATATTTCCATCAATAACGGCCTTAGTTAGGTCTTTATCAATCTTACCATCTAAGATAGCTTGAACAAGTTCTGGGTTACTATCGAGTTTCTCGAATAGTGGTGCCATATCTGACATGAATTTTCTCAATTCTCCCAATTCTTCTCCTTGTCTACCTACTACTTTCTCTAAGTTTTCTTTCTGTGCTAGATCCACAGCTGAGCTACCCGAATTCACGGACTCATTTCCTTCTGGTCTACCCGGTGTTCCGGAACCGTTGTTGTAATCAAAATTATTAACTGACATATATTTTATTCATAATTAATTTTTAATAGAAACTTAACACTTTTTCATTTTAGAGGAAATCACTTTCTTGATGATACCTTTCTTCTTTTTAGAGAATCCAGCATCAACCTTTAATCTCCCTTCTTCCTTTGACTGTTCGGTTGTCCTTGGTCCGTGGATTTGTTCAGTATTTTCCATAAACAGTTTACTTATTAAGCTTACTAGACAAATTCTTGTACTTTGACATACCCATTCCACCGATCATTTCTGACCCTGGAGTACCTGGCATGTTCATGTCTGCAACCTTACCAAGACCTGATTTACCTTTTCCAGCCTTTTTAACAGCCTTCATGAGCACATTCTTTTTTAAATTCTTATCAATCATAATTGTTTAAAATAATTCTTTTAAATACGACCATAAATCCACGAAAACGTGACAACTTCTTTATACAAGTATAATTATACTATAAGTACTACAGATTACCAGTTATTTGGATTAAAATCTCCTTCATCGTCAACAGGAGGAGTTGAATCATCATTTTTTGCCTGAATAGCAGCTTCTTCTTTTTTGATAGATTCTTTTATTTTATCAACAGCACTATGTATATCCATCAATCCACTTAATATACCTTGAGCTCTTGCTAATGATGTACCTTCTTTTATTGGATCAAGCGTACAGAGAGTACTTTGAGCAATAAGCATTCTATCTTGAACATATTTTGTAAGCGCAACCCAGTAATGTGTTTCTTCAAGTTCTTTTATAATCTGAACCATCTCTTGGTTTGTCATTTTATTAACAGAATCATTCAATTCCTTTTTAAAATATGTTTCAACGTACTTTTTGTTTTCAAATTCTTTATTTTTATTCATATTATATATATTATTTATTAATTATCCAATATTATTTACTTTATTATATGCATCTTCTGGATCCATACCATCGTTTATTAAATTATTTATAGCATCCTGTTTATATCCATCTTGTTTTTTACTTTCCAACTCAAGATCTTTTTTATATGCCTTAAATGGATTAAGTGAGATATTTTTTATCTTACTTTTAAGTGTCTTCATTTTATCTGACTTAGCAATATCTTTAATTGTATCAACAGACTTACTTAGACCCATAGCCCCTGGAAACATTACCGTTGCTGCACTTTTCATAACCTTACCTGCAACATTAGGGAATCTTGATGGTGAAGTCGAGTCTTTGACTGCCTTTTCAACATTAGATGTTTTCTTTTTTAATTCTTCCATACCAGCGAAATCTTTTTTCATTTCTGTTTTTGGTATTTTCTTAAGTGATTTCTTAAGAATATCTTTTTTTTGATTATCCATAACTTAGTTAATTATATTATTAATGTAATGTCTTTAAATACTTGTACTTATAAACTGATTGTAATATTTCATCTCTTATATTCAACAAAGAAGAATCATAAACATCCATACACTTCAAGCAATCTATTATAACATCTGGATCCATACATGACTCTATCTCTTTTTCAAACACAGGTCTTTTCCCGTCATTGAAACCGATAAATGCTTCTACAAATGTATCTAGTAGACCATCTATTGAATCTTGAATTTCCCTTGTTGCTTTATGTAAAGCAAAATCTGTTGTCTCCCAGTGCGTTAATCTTAACCCAAGACTAAAACCTTGCATTTTTTGCACAAAATATGGCAAGGAAAACTTATCTCCATATATTGCCTTCTGTATTATATTTTTTTTCTTGAAATCTTCTGACATAAATATTTTTTAATTATTAATTATCCTTGAATGTTAAATGTACGATTCATAAGTGCACTTTCAGGGTTTGAGTTTCCATTCATAGAAATATTCGTGTTGACTTTTCCGCCCAACTTACGATTAAACCCTCTTGGGTTTGATGTGAACCCTGGGCCACCTCTTCCCTTCGGAATACCTTTTGCTGTTGGTGGACCTCCTGCTTTCTCTAGAAGATTAATTGGAGCACCAGCTTGGGCAAATGGAGAAGCACCAGAATCTCCAGGTGTTCTCAACATAGACAAAGCCTGACTAAGAACATTTGGTGGAACAACATTAGATGTTGGTCCTGAAGGCATAGGAGCAGGCATTCCTCCACCCATCATTGCAGCCATTTCTGGTGGCATACCCTCCATAGGCATTTCTCCTGGTGCTCCTTCTGGTGGAAGAGGTTGTCCATCCATACCAATAGGTTGCCCATCTGGTCCCACTGGATTCTCCTCTTGGTCTTCAGCAGATTTAGCAATAGAATCAAGACTCCAATTCCAATCAGCAAGAACTTTTGTTGTTAATTTCCTAGGATCAACAAACGGAAGTGGTATAAGGAGCTGGAATAGATCCATATCTTGTTTCTTTTTAATATCATTTTGTCCAGCAATAGAAGGAAGAACAGCAGCTTTGTAGTCAAATCTACCCAACAGGTCATCTTTCTCAATAATGGGAAACTCAAGTTCACCATTATCTCCAAGAATTCGTATTGTCATTTTCTCTGTAAATAACTGACGTGACATATCCATCCAATATCTCATCACATCAGAAAGGCCCTCACCGAGGTGGTTTACAAACAATCGAACTCTTTCTAATGTTGATTCACGCAGGTGTCTAACTTCAGTAGCAGATCCAGCAGATCCCCCAGCCCCCATAGAGAAATCATCAACACCGGATGAATATCTCATGTCACTCTTAAGAAGATCTTCTTCTCTATAAGCAGAACCCTTAATATCACTAAACTGAACTTCTCTCACCCCTTGTGGGTCAACTGAATAAATAATACCAAAAGGTCTTGTTACGAGTTCGTCTTTATTTATGTTTGCAAGAGGGTTAACAATCCACATCTTGTGAATACTCAAAGTTGCAGCATCAAGACGCTGGTTCTTAATCATATTGAGCATGATCTGTGGATTTTCAAGAATCATTGGCAAGCCAATACCCTCAAACTCATTTGGCATCTTTAAATAAGGAACTTCAATAAAAGGAGTTTCTTTAAAGTCATAAGGAAAAGGAATAGATCCACCCTTTAAGATAGGAACATAACTTCCACCGATATGTACAGAATATTCATCGTCAAACGGTCTATACCATTCAAAAACTTCATACATTTGAAGATCTTGATCTCCGTAGTTATTGTATTTATCGGTCCCTACACCTCGTAAAGCACCATAACTGGCTTCTGCGCCTTTTACAATAAGCTCGTGAGATTTTTTTGTAAGCGCTCTAACAGAAGCGTAATCATTAAGATCACCCCCAGGACTATTTAATCCCATTTTAAGTCTTTTTGAGTCAGCCATTGGATATCTTCTCTTTATTTCAGGAGCAGTCAATACAAATCTTTTAAACCAGTATTGCTTACTTTGTCGTGCTGTATTATGCCAGTCGTACCACAGTGAGTAGTTATCTACCCATTCACAGTAAGGTGCATCATAAAAAACTTTCTCTTTTGTCTCGTATTCATACTTCTTACTTGAAACATCTTTTGTTTTAAGAAATTTAAGCTTTCGAACATCTTTCTTCCAACTAACTTGTAAGTAACCAGTACCGTAAATAAGAGACGATCTAACGAGTGTCTCCATTGTTGAGTCCATTCCAGCTATTTCCCATAGGTAATCACCAAGCTGTTGTTGTTTCTCTGATTTAAGTTGATCATCTGCTGTTCTTCCTTGAACTGTAAATTCAGGACGAGCATCCAAAACACGAGGCATAAGTGTTTCAACCACCGCTTGTGTATACGGCACGAAAACATTAGCCTGCCATTTCTTTATCTGGATCTGTCGATCACCATTCCATCCTATGTATAGTTTATAAGATCTATCGAGTCTTGGTTTTATTTGATTCAAGAAATGATTACGAGCATCTTGCATTTGAAGATGAAACTTATTCATCAAATCCTTATCACCAAAATCGTCTGGTGTATATGATCCTATTTCTCTTGAGCTTCTTGAGTTTGACATATATAATTCAAATTATAGCATTAGTACACTAATATCCACCGAAAATAGGAATATGATTATCTGATAATTGTGTTGTTGGTTTCGTACTCATAACTTTAAACGCCTGGAATGCGATAGCGAGCGCAAAGACCCCATCATCATGAAAACCGTCCATAGCACCAGATCTATTATTTTTATCATATACAAATACAGTCATTTCGTCTAGTAAAACCTTAGAGTGAATTAAAAGGTCTTTATCTCTAATAGCTTGAACAATATCATCTATCATGATGTTTCTAGTCATGAGTGTTGTTTTCCAGCCAAGTTTATCTGACCACGGTGATGCAACTGTTTCAAATTTTGAAGGTCTGAAGTACATAGACGGATACAGCAACTGCTTTAATATCGTTACTGTAGTAAGGCCGTGGTTGTTTATTTCCACCGCCATTAATGCATTATTATAATATCTTCCTATTTCATTTAATTGCTCGCCGAATTTATCTGGAGCTATTTGTGCCCGAAACATAGCAACCTCTTCTCCTGTCGTACGATTAAATATTACTGCAACCGAATAGTCTCCCCCAGTCACCCCTTCCGCAACGTCAGCTCCCACCACGTAAAATGCACCGACTTCCGGCTCTTTATAAATTGTCCAATCGTTTTTTTCTCTTACAATATGGACAACACCATGTTCGTCTGTGATTTGGTCACCGACTTTTAGTTGGTGTTCTCTCATTTCATTAACAACCTTAGAATCAAAAACCATTCTACCTGAGGCAAGAAACGTAAGTTCGTACTCCTGAGCAAACTTCTGTGGATCATTCATTCTTCTTCTGATTGTTTCTATCTGTTCTTCTGTATACATCCACCACCAACCATACTCTCTTTTTGCATAGTCGTTATCAGAAACCCACATCCTGTGGTATAGATTTCCTGCCCCTTTTGGTGTAGATTCAATTATAATCTTACCCTCAATCGGCACTGATGCTTCAATTGTCATCATTTTTTCATCGGCTTTTTCCCAACTCGAAAGCTCTGTACAATTATGAACAACACCAGAATGTGTCAAAAAACTATGTGGCTCTTTTTCTAAAACAATATCATACACAAGATCTTCTTTTTCTATTTCTTTGATACTTCTAATTTTCATCCAATAATGAAATCTCCCTCTTACCCATGTTTTTTGTCCATAATTTCTGCCCGGGTCATTTTCTATTATCCACCTAAATCTTCCATTATCATATGTTGGCATTGGAAAATTTAACTTTCTTCTTAGTTTGTAATTACCTGGTCCTAATATTGATAGATTATATCTAGTTTGATTTTTCACACCATACCTACTTGTTTCACATGAATTAATTGAAGCAAGCCCTATTCGCAATGAAACAAGCAACTTCTTAACCTGATAAACAAGAGATGGGCTAATTGATACAAGTATAGCCTTACGGTCATTAGTCAAACAACCATCTCCAAGGAAAACACCCCTTAAGAAACCATACCCAAAATCCCATCCCCAATACCAAACTTTATCTGAGATCGTTTTATTTGCAGCCCCACTCCCAAAGAAATCCGAAAAAAATAATGATAATGGACTTGAATATACACATATTGTTGCCGTCTCACTTTTTTTACTCAAATAAACACTAATTTTATTAACAACACTACCAACTGTTTTTTGTAGTAATGGCAACAAGTAATCTACCTCATTTTTATTAATAGAAAATATTGTTCTCCCTGGTGTAATGGAACCTTCTGCTGCAAACCAACCACAAACTTCCCCAAAATCTCTACTGTATTTTAGAACACCCGTTTTTGTTCTTGATTTATATTCGTCTTTAACATAAACACTTAAATCAAATTCCTTAAATCTATTTCTTAGTTGAAAGTATGGATACCCAACATAATCCCCACTCTTTAAAACACCAGCTGGCTTCCAACCATCTCTAGTTAAGACCTCGTGATTCTCTGTCAACTTAAGATCATTAATACACCCAACAGTATCTATTGATAACATTTTAGTATCAGGCTTTTTTTGAATTACTTTTTTTACTTTTGATTTACCACCATTTCCATTAACAATAAAATCCCCATCTTTTAGGTTTTTTATTTTTATTAAATTTCCATTGTCACCAAAGACAATAGTATCACCTGACAGACAAAGCACATTATGCAAGGTATACCCGCGTCCCACATTCTCAGTTGAAGGAAGAACGAGAAGCTTAGATCCTAGTTTAGGAAATGACATTTCATACTTTGAGTTATATTGAACAGTCGGTCTTAATTCACCTGGCGTTGAAGAATAAAATGTTTTAACCTTATCAAGAAGTTCTGAGGTAAGGTCAGAGTTGTATCCAATAATAGCAGTGTTGGTACCTGGTTGCATAACTGTTCTGTGGTACAGAGCCGCAGTTGCTACTGTTGAATATCCGATTTGTCGCGCTTTCAACACAATCATACGGTTAAATTTTTTAAACGTATTTAAGAAATCTTTCTGTGCTTCATTTAATATAAAAGGAATTAACCCTGGTGTTTTACCTTTGATTTTTAAAAAAGATTCAATATAAAATTTTGGATCAAGTAATTTTTTGATTTTATTCATATAAATTTTTACCAACTTTATTCTCTTCCTCCTTTTGTATTCTCAAGAACTCTGGCATTTCAGGTGTAGCAACCTCATACTCAACATCAATTGGTTCTTCTATTTGTTTATCTTCTTTTTCTGCGGACTTTAATATCATATCTTCCCAACTTCCCGTATCAGCCTGAACGTCTTCATATTTATCCATACCTAGAGATTTAAGTACAATCTGAAGCGCCTTAATTCTATCAGCTGACTTTTCAGCTGTTTCTGCTTCAACTTTTAGACCTTGTGCTATCCATCCAAAATCCATCCCTAGTCTTTTTAACGCAGAATAATATTCTTTTCTATTTGCAATCTTATCAAAGGTACGAGAAACATCGGCCATGGTTTTTGCGCCGATCATTTTTTGTAACATCTTTGGATCACTCGTAACCTTAAGAGCCTTAAGAAGAAGGAACTCTTTTAAGTTATCCTTTCCGTAATAATTATATCTACCTGAAATAAAAGAAACTGGTTTTAGTTTTTTGTCTTCATTCATATTATTTTAATCGTTTAACATACATTGGATGCCTCTTGCTTCTAATAATCCCAAATACATCTTTCCCTTCACTATCATTATACTTTCCTATGTAGTTTATAACAAAATCTGCAAAACTAGTAAAGTTCATCTTGTGCTCATCTGCATAATTTAAAAGATCTATTCTTTCAGGGAGTTGGTGAACAAGAACAAGAAAGTCTAATGTAATGTTTTTAAACGGATACTTAAACTTTTCTGGGTTTTTAAATGGATCAGATTTACTAAACAATGGGTATAACTCCTTGAAGTAAGTTACAATTTTATTATAACAAAATGAATACGAAATAAAATGAGTGTTTGATCCAATTAATTCTTTTGTGAACACACTAAAAGCTGACCTAGAACAGACACCAGTTTGGGTTCCATTCCTATAACCAGTATATTTAAACTTGTCGGATAACCATGACATCTTAATGAAAGTATCCCAAACCGAAAAAGAAGACTCAATAAGAAAGCCCTTAAATGTGTCTCTGTATTCAGCTATACTATCAAATCCCTTTGGAGATTCTATTCTGTCTATTCTTAGCCTACTTAAATATCGAGTAGACTGGAATACTTTTTCATAATCTTGCATCTCTGGAGGGAATACTCTCATTTTTTTATTCATATTATAATTTAAATCTTAAAACTAAATTTGGGGAACTTGATTTATTGGTTGTTCCATGTCCGGTCCCGGGACTGGAGGTGGAAGTTCTTGTACCATATCTATTTTACTTTGTGGATCTTCCATTCCCTCTGGGATTTGCGCTGTTTCTTCTGCCTCCTGATAAGATAATATTTTACTTACTGCTTGTTCGAAAATCATATACACATCAGGATTTTCTTCTTTTAATTCAAGTAAGAACTGAGCTACTTGTTCTTGGTTTGATGGATCAATTCCATTCTTTTGTAGTATTTCAAAAAGCATTGCAATAGATTCATCTTTAATTTTTCTCACCTGAGCATCAGATGAAGAAAGTTGTCCTTCAAACATTTTATATTTATCAGTAACAGCTTCCATAAGACCTTCAAGGTCGTCTCTTTTTTCTTCTGGTGTCATCATACTACCGATTTCTCTAGGTAGTTGAACTCCACCAGACATTGTTAATTCATCCATAATTATTTTTTAGGGTTATCTTGTAAATAAGTAATATCCATTGTATCAACAGGGAGACCGGCGAGGCCTGACAATGCTTTTGTAACCAACTCTACAGAACTTTCCTTCTTAGGTATTCCAAGAGAAGATTTTTGTTGAGTTGCATTCGCTAATTTTCTAAATGTATAACTTGGAATATATTTACTACTTCCAGGTGCAACATTTTCCATAACGCCACCCACTGGTAAACCAGCAGCACCCAAGAATCCAGGGACATACGCCTCACCGAGTGTTCTTGCTGCATACCCAAGTTTATTAATACCAGTTGCTGATTCTGGATATAACGGTTGACCAAATTGGTTTAATGGTCGCTCTCCATCCAACAATAACGGCATTATAAAGTAATCAAACAACACTTGTCCAGCAGGGTCTTTGAATAACTGAGATTTATCAACGGTCTTTACAAGAGTGTCTGGTAGCATATCTTTGTAAGATCTATTTGACTGACTCCAGAGTGACATAGAATAATACGGAAGGAAGTTTGCAAGATTAACATACGCAGGGTGAGAATCCATAAACGGGACTCTTAGCATTGCTGGTGAATTAAACCACTGTGCGTACTTAC